CAGCTCAATAGTGTGTATGTGGACCCGGGCCGGATACTGGAGCTTTTCACCACCCCGCCCGACGGCAATATCAGCGAGGTCTACAACAGCAAACTCGGCATGGCCCACGTGGAGACGGAGAACCGGTTGAATGTCAAAGAGGTGTATGCGTGCTGCGGTCAGGACGTGATGCTCACCCGGCACCCCGGACCGTGCGCCATGGGCGTGGATATCGGAAAGGAGCTCCACGTGGTGATCGGGTACCGGAGCTCGGAGAAGCAGAAGCGGATCGTGAAGCTGGCCCGGGTGAGCGATTTTTCGGACCTCCACGACCTGGCCCGCCGCTTTAATGTCAAATGCGCGGTCCTGGATATGGAGCCCGAGACCCGGAAGGCCAGAGAGTTTCAGGAGGCCGAAAATTATACCGTTTTTTTGTGCGACTACCAGGAGCGGCAGAAGGTGGCCGAGCGAAAGGACGAAAAAGAGGGCGTGGTGAGCGTGAGGCGTACCGAAATCTGCGATCGCACCCACCACCTGGTGACCGACGGGGGGCAGCTCGAGATCCCCAGGCGGTGCCCGGAGGTGGAGGAATACGCCAAGGAGATGTGTAACATCGCGAAAGTGCTGGAGGAGGACCCGGAGACCGGGTCCAAAATGTATCGGTACCGCAAGATCGGCCCGGACCACTACCGGCACGCCACCAATTATTTCGAGCTGGCCTGCGAGGGCATCCGCCTGCCCGTTCGACCCCGGACGGGCAGTGCGGCCGAGGACGAGAAAAACAATCAATGGGATCCGCTCAACCGGGACCGGCGGGCGGCTTAACCAACAAAAGGAGGATTTATGAAAAAGGTTTTTTCAGTGCTGGTGCTGGCGGTTTTTCTGGCCGCTCCCCTTTATGCGTTCGGGGCGGAGGTGGAAACGACATTGACGCTAAAAAGAGACCTGGTCCAGGAGCGGATCACCCGGATCCAGGCCCAGCTCGAGCTCATGCGGGTGAAGTACGCCCAGGGCCAGCAAAACCTGACTATCTTAAAGAAACAACTCCAGGATCTTGAACAGCAGATCCGGATCCAGGAGACGCCGAAACCGGAGGAGGACGCTCCGGAATAAATTGAGAAACGGGCTAAGCCCGGCCTGATCAGCCGGGCCACGGTTCGACCGGATAAAAAAAAGGGGCAGTGTAGGTGCCTACACCACTTACACCGCCCCTTTTTTTATCGCCCGCAACCCACAACAGGAGGGCAGATCCATGAAGAGAATCTTTTCAATTTTTTTGACCATTTTACTGGTCTTCGCCTTCACGTCCCCGGGATGGGCGGAGGAAGAATTTCCCCCTCCTGGAGATAACAAGGGCGTGATCGGAGACGCGGGCAACGGGGCGGCCTGGCGCCTGGGGCAGATCAATCAGCTCCAGATGACCGAGATTTCGGCGCCGAGCGGGAACCCGGATACCAACAAGGGCTGGCTCTATGTCAAGGACAGCGGGGGGACGTCGGTCCTTTATTTCGAGGACGACGCCGGCACGGTCACCGACCTGGTGGCCACCACCCTGGCCACGGATTTCGGGCTGACCGCGGATGCGGATGCAGGCGACTATGACATCAAATCGCTGGATAAGCTCGAGTTCATTGATACTGGCGTTTATATCGACGGCGGCGCGGATGCGACTCTCGATATCGTATCAGACGGTACGGTGAGCATCGACAGCGCGGACTGGGATATCTCCGACACGGGCGTGATCACCAACGCCAGCATGAGCGCGGACCAGATCAGCGCTGGAAACCTCACCCTCGGGAATTATTACCTGAGCCTGGGCACGGACCCGGCGGATGCCGGGACCATCCGGCTCCCCAACGCCGGCAATATCCTTTTTGAGGCGGCCCCCGCCGGAACCGACGTGAACGCCCTTTCGGTGGACGCCTCCGAGGTGGTGCAGATCGGGTCGGCCGGGGCCAGCGCGGTGACCATTACACCGGATACCACCGTGAGCGGCAGCCTGACGGTTACCGGGACCTATTATCACTCCGCCATCGCCCCCGCAGCGGGAGACCTGACCCTGAATGCGGCCGGCGCCGGATCGGTGGATATCGGAAACGTCTCCACCGGGACCATTGATATCACGGGCGGCGGGGTCAATATCGGCGACGGGGCCGCGGACACCCTGACCATCACCGGGATCATAGACGCGGACGTGACCCTGGACGACGGCACCACGGACAGCCCGGCCCTGATCTGGAAGGACTCGGACGACGAGACGGGCCGGATCCACCAGGATTCGGCCACCGACGACCTGGAGGTGACCTGCCACAGTGCCACCGATTCCTTTGCGGTCACCACGGGCAACCTCTCCGTGGGGACCCCCGGGGCCGATGACATCACCTGGAACGGGGACGATTTTTACGTGACCGACGACATGGAGGTCGATGGAAACGCCGTGTTCGAGGCCAATGTCAAGATCGATTCCGGCGGGACGGGACTGGACCTGAACGAGACTTTGGACATCGACCTGGACGCCAACGATGAAGAGGTGAGCATCTTTTCGACGGCGGCGGATTACGCGGCCGGCTCCGGGATCGTGACTGTTTACGATGACAGCGCGGGCCAGACCAATACCCAATACCTGGTGCGCCTCTTACGGGAGGCGAACGCGGACGCCAACGACGCCTTTATCGAGTGCGCGGATAATTCCACCGGGGCCGCGAACGACGGCGACACCAAATTCGCCGTGGTCTCGGGCGGCGCCACCACCTGGACCCTGGACGCGGCGGCGACAATCACCGTGGATGCAGACACCACCGACACCACCGACACGGGCGGGGTGGTGGACATCGACATGGGCTCCGCCACGGACGGGGCCGACGCGGTGAATATCAAAGTCGTTTCCGCCACCTCCGGCGCGACCGAGTATGCCACGGGTATCGAGATAGACCTGGACGACGATACCAGCGCGGCCGGGTACGTGCGGGGCATTAACCTGGTTTCAACCGACACCACCGGGTCAAGCGAGATCATCGGGATTCAGATCGCCTCATCCATCGAGACGGGCATCAAGGCTTCCCTGGACGCGGCTTCCACCCTGATTACAGCGGATGCGACCTCCGCGGCCTCCACTTCCACCACAGGCGCCCTCTTGGACGCCTCTTTCAGGACTGCGACCGATACGGCCCAGGCCATAAACATCGACCTGGAATCCGACGTGACCGGCGGGGCTGGTGAAGTGGTGGAAGGTATCCACATCCAAATGGACGATGATTCGAACACCGCCACGGACGAGCTGCGCGGGATCGAGATCGACACTGACGCCAACGGCACCGGCCTCCAGTACGCCATCTACGTGGGAGACACGGCCGGGATCGATGCGGCCCTGTACGCGGCCCGTGGTTACGTGCGGATCGGCACGGGAGACACCCCGGATGTAACGCCGGGAGACGATGATCTCTTTGTGGAGGGGACCGTCGAGGTAAACGGGACCACGCGGTTCGACAATCTGGCCTATCACCCCCCCATGACCTACGAGTTCACCACGGAGGCGGATATCACCGATCCCATCACGTCCAACGTGGTGCTCCTGGACGGGGATGATGATGCGGACAACGACACCATCGATCTCCAGGACGGCACCTACCCGGGCCAGATCCTCTACCTGGTGGCGGAGGCGGATATCGACGCGGACGACACCTGTACCATCAACTATGGAGACACGACCTGCACCAACTGCCCGGCCACGGTTTTCAACAAGGTGGGCGAGAACGCTCACCTGGTCTGGACCGGGACGACCTGGTCCGTGATTTCACTCCAGGACGGTCTGTAATCGGTGAGGGAGCGTGATGCCTCCGAGACCATGCCAGAAAAACAAGAGACGGGGCTGGAAATGGGGCAGGAGCGGGAAATGCTACACCGGCCCGGGCGCCAAGGCCAAGGCCAAGCGCCAGGGCCGGGCCGTGAAGGCCAGCAAGCGCTGATCGTTTGCGGTCCGGTGGCGGTGGTGGAGACGACCAGGGCCGATTATCCGGCCTTCTGGGAGATCCTCTGCGAGCACGGCGTGGAGAAATTTTTTGCCGAGCCCGACCAGGTGCCCGACCTGACGGCCTTTTCGGCCTGGTACGGGGTCCAGGCCCTTTATTCGCTCACCGGGTTTGACGCGGAGAAAGGCGTGGTGGGCGGGGCGTATCTCGATTTTATCCAGGAAGGGTATTACGCCAGCGTGAATATCTTCAAGCGGCGCGGGTACCTGAGACGCGAGCTGGTGGCCGCCGTCATGCAATCCGCCCTCCCCTACCTTTTTGAGCGGTTTGACCTGGAGAAGATCGTCGGCGTCACCCGGGTGGATAACGGCTCCTGCCTGGAGCTTTTAAAGGCCATCGGCCTGACGGTGGACGGTGTGATCCGACACCACCGCCGGGTGCGGGGGGAGTGGACCGATTATTTTTTAACCAGCATTTTGCGTGAGGAATTATGCGAATCTACCGCCGAATCATCCTAAGTTTGGCCACGGGCCGGGTGATCGCCCGCCAGGGCCAGGAATACCTCGGGCCGGTGGCGCAGCTCAAAGGCGCCGAGCCGCCCCCCATCCCGCCCGTGCAGGAGCCCCCCGAGCTTACCGACCCGGCCGTGGAAGAGGCCCGGCGAAAGGAGCGCGAGCTCTTGCGCCGGCGCCGGGGCCGCGGCTCCACTATACTGACCGGGGGACTGGGCGTGACCGAGGCCGCACCGGTGGCGCGGAAGACGCTCCTGGGAGAATAAACCATGAGCGATAAAAAGGCCCAGGAAATCATCCAGGTCCAGAAACAGATGGAAGAGGTGCGCGAGCCGCGGGAAAGCGTGTGGCAGGACATCATCGACTACATCCTGCCCGGGCTGGACGATCTCTTGCAGCAGACCCAGCCGGGGGGCCGGACCGGGACGGATGTTTATGACGGGACCGGAATCAGTGCGCTTCAACTGTTTGCGGATGGGCTTTTCGGGTACCTGGTGAGCCCGGCCATCGCCTGGTTCCGGCTGCGTATGGCCCGGCCGGAGTTAAACGAGATCCACGAGATCCGGGAATGGCTCCAGGCCGTGGAGCAGCACCTCTATGTCACCTTTGCCCGGTCCAACTGGTACGACGCCATGAGCACCTATTTCGAGTACGGCGGGGCCGTGGGCACCGCGGCCCTTTACTCGGAGGAGGACCTGGACGAGGCCCGGATCGTTTACACCGTGCCCCACCCGGGCGAGATCTACATCGCGGAAAACCGTTACGGCCGGGTGAGCCGGGTGCACCGCAAGGTCCGGCTGGAGGCCCACAAGGCCGTGGAGATGTTTAACGACAATGTGAGCCCGGGGCTCAGGGACAGCGCCGGGAGCAGCCCTTATGCCAGGTGGGAGTTCATCCACGCGGTCTATCCCAGGCGGAACCGGGACGCATCCAAAAAAGACGCCCGGAACAAGCGCTTTGCGAGCGTGTGGGTGGAGGTGGCCCAGGAAAAGATCGCCC